ATCGATGCATGGCAAATCTATTGCAGAGATTGCGGAGAATTTTGGTGTATCCAAACGGACCCTCCTGTATCTGCAAAAGAAGCACCCTGCACTGGCAAAAGCGATTAAAACAGGCCGGCTTTCAGTGGTAGCTATGTGTCAGAACAAGCTGATGGAGCGGGTCTCCAACGGAGATACTACTGCAATTATCTATGCGCTAAAAATTTACGGCGGTGAATTTTTCAACGACCGGAAGCTGATGAAAACTGAAATTACTGGCGCTCCCGTTTCTATTCAGCCCCAGGTCCAAATCTATCTGCCGGAAACAGATACAGAAGCAGGTGGCTGTAATGGAAAAAAAGAATAATGCTGCTGTAAAAGGACCAATTATTATTCGTCCGCAGCCAGGAAAACAGGAGTTATTCCTACGTTCTCCTGCGGATATTTGTATTTATGGCGGAGCAGCAGGCGGCGGAAAAACATACGCCCTCCTGCTTGAATGCCTGCGAAATATTGACCACAAACATTTTGAGGCCGTCATATTCCGGCAGTCCAGACCGCAGATAATGAACGCTGGCGGTCTTTATGCCACCAGCCAAGAAATCTACCCAAATCTTGGCGCAACAAGTGTACTGACACCAAGCATACAGTGGAGGTTCCCATCTGGCGCAAAGGTTACTTTCGCCTATATGTTCTATGAGAAGGAGAAATATAACTGGCAGGGCTCCCAAATCCCGCTGCTGATGTTCGACGAGCTGGTTCATTTCACGGAGAGCCAGTTCTTCTATATGTTCTCCCGAAACCGTTCTACCTGTGGCGTGAAGCCGTACATCCGGGCCACCTGCAACCCTGATGGGGAAAGCTGGGTGGCTCGGTTCATCGACTGGTGGATTGACCCGGAAACGGGTTACGCCGACGAGAGCCGCTGCGGAAAAATCCGATACTTCGTCCGCAAGAACAACATCATCCATTGGGCGGACACCGCGCAGGAGCTGTACGAAACCTTCGGGCTCTACACCCCGGAGGACATGGCGGACGTTAAATCGGTGTCGTTCATCAGCGCCAAGCTGTCGGATAACAAGGCCATGATGAAACACGACCCCGGCTACATGGGCGCGCTGAAAGCGATGTCCGAGTTCGACCAGGAACAACTGCTCAACGGTAACTGGAAAATCCGCCGGTCTGCGGGCCACTACTTCAAGCGGGCCAAGGTCGGCCAGATGTTCAACGCCCCGCCCACCGATGTTGTCAAATGGGTCCGGGCCTGGGACTTGGCAGCCACCGCCCCCGGCGAGGCCGACGAGCTGGATGGGCTGCCCCAGGCCATGCGCCAGACCCGCCGGGACGACGACAGCGCCTACACCGCCGGCGTTCTGCTGGGCAAGCGGAGCAACGGGCGCATCTTTGTGGCAGATGTCATCAATGTCCGGGAGAACGGCGCTGACGTTCGTAAGCTCATTATGAACACCGCCGCCTCCGATGCCGCGCTGTATGGTCACGTAACCATCCGGCTGCCGCAGGACCCTGGGCAGGCGGGCAAAGACCAAGCGCAGAGCTTCGTGCGTATGCTCGGCGGGTATACCGTGACGACCGCTCTTGAAAGCGGCGACAAAGTAACTCGCGCCGAGCCTTTCTCGTCCCAATGGCTTGCCGGGAACGTGGACGTTCGGAAAGCTGCCTGGAACGACGATTACTTCCGGCAGTTAGAAAACTTCCCCGTCGGCAAGCTGAAGGACATGGTTGACGCATCGGCAAACGCCTATCTGGAACTTGAAAACGGGAGGCCAGAATTTGGCTTCTCCTTCTGAGGTGCGATATGAAACTAATCGACATTCTTACCGGGCGAAACCGGCAGCGGAATGAGTACCTGGACCAAAACGGGAACTTCGTTTCGCGCTGGGCCCGTCCACCTTCTAAGAACACAGCCGAGTGGCTCTCTATGTTTTCCAGGAGTCCCCGGCTTGCGGTGGTTGACCGTATTGCGAGTGACCTCGCCAGTGTGGGCGGACGCCTGCTGAGAGTGAACGAAGACGGCTCGGAAACCGAAATCACGCAGCACCCCTTCCTCGACTTCATGGCCCAGCCGAACCCGCTCTATGAGATGACGAGCTCCGCCATCTGGCGGCTCCACGAAATCTACCTGATGCTCGTGGGCGAGGGCTTCTTCCTCATCGAGCGGGATGAAATCGGACGCCCGGTGGAGTTCTGGAACGTCCCGCCCCATTGGGTGAAGATGACCCCGTACCTCGGCAACCCGAACTACCAAATCGTGTCCCCTGGCGGCCTGAGTATGGGCATCCCGGTGGATGATATGTTCGTGATGAAGCAGCTCAACCCGCTCGACCCATTCATGCGCGGGCTGGGCATCGCGGAGAGCATCGCGGACGAGGTGGAAATCGACGAGTACGCCGCCAAGTTCCAGAAGCGGTTCTTCTACAACGACGCCACCCCACCCACGGTATTCATCATGCCGGACGCCACGCCGGAACAGCGGGATGCTTTCATGGCCGGCTGGAATAAGCGGCACAAGGGCGTGGAGAACAGCCACAAGGCCGCCGCCCTGACCGGGAACGTCACGGTGCATGAGCTGGGCAAGGGCGAAGGCAAGAACCTGGGCTTCATTGAGAGCCGCGTCGCTATGCGTGACGCCGTTCTGGAGCACTTCGGTGTGCCGCGTGAAATCATGGGCATCACCGAGAACAGTAACCGGGCCACCGCCGACGCCGCGCAGTACATCTACGCCAAGAACGTGCTGATGCCCCGGCTCCGAAACCGGGAGGAGGCCATCAACAAGCAGATTCTCCCGCTGTTCGGCCTGAGCGAGCACTACGTCTGGCGGTTCGATTCCATCATCCCCTACGACAAGGACTTCGATAAGTCCAAGGCCCTGGACGGCTGGCAGGCGGGGCTGCTGATGAAAAACGAGGCCCGCGAGCTGCTTGACCTCTCCGCTGTTGACGGCGGGGATGTGTACCGGGCCACAGGCAACGACCTGTTCCTGCGGTCCACCGATGACGCCGCCGCGCTGTCCCAGGCCGCACGGCAGGCGGAACTTGCCCCCGCGCCGGAGGCTGAACCGGCGGCGGAGAAAGCCCTGGAGCTCCCCGACGATGAAATCGTCGAGGTCGAGTACGGGGAGAAGGCCGACCACCGGGTAAATGTGTCCGCCGCGCTCAGGAAAGAGGACAAAATCGCCAAAGCTGACGGCAAGCTGTTCGAGGACGCCGTGGCTCGGCATTTCTCCGAACAGGCCACGGCTATTGCAAAAGCCCTGGGCCTGACAGCCAAGGCAGAAACTCCGCTCCTGGCGCCCCTGGACGACTACCTGCTGGAAGACGGCACCTTTGACCCGGAGCTGTGGGCTCTGCTTTCCGAGGCGGAGCAGCAGCGGCTCACCGCCGGTATTGCGACGGGCCTTCTCGATTGGAAGTCCGAGGCCAAGAAGCTGACGACTCTGTTCACGCCGCTGTGGAAGAAGACCTACGATGACGGGGCCACCCTCAACGCTGAGACCTACGGCATAATCGGCATCGACCGACCTGACTTCGTATCAGCCGCCAAAATCAACGGCGGCAAGCGCATCGTGGGCATCGAGCAGACCACCCGAGACAGCATAGCGGACATCATCGCCAGAGGCATCGCCAACGGCGTGAGCCAGTCCGAGCTGAAAAAGTCCATCTTGTCTGAGATGGACACCTCCCCCGCACGGGCAAAGCTGATTGCCCGACAGGAAACCGCTACGGCGCTCGCCACCGGGCAGTTCGACATGATGCGAGCTGCTGGGGCGAAAACAAAAACTTGGCACCATAGGCAGCAGCGCAACCCGCGCGACGGGACGAACGGGAAACCGAACCATGTTGCGATGGAGGGCGAGACTGTTCCTATGGATGCCAAGTTCTCTAACGGCCTCCGCTATCCCAGGGACCCCGAGGATGGCCGCCCCGAACAGCTTATTAACTGCCGGTGTTATTTGACCTACGGCGGTTTTTAAGGCAACCCAAAAACACTCTGAGGAAAGGAGGTAAACCGCATGGAACTTTTTCGAGCACAGGCCAGAGGTCGGGAGCTGAAATCGGACCAGCCTACCAGGGAGTTCAAGTCCTTCTCGTTTGAGCTGGAAAGCGCAGACGAAAGTACCGGCGAATTTTCCGGGTACGCCGCCGTTTTTGGCAACCGGGACAGCGGCAACGACATCATCGAAAAGGGCGCGTTCGCCAAGACCATCGTGGAAGACTTCAACCGCATCAAAATCTTGGCGCTGCACAACGACTGCTGGCTCCCCGTGGGCAGGCCGATTGAGCTGCGCGAAGATGACCGTGGCCTTTTCATCAAGGGGAAAATCAGCGACACCTCGATGGGCCGCGACATTCGGACGCTCCTCAAAGATGGCGTCCTGAGTGAGCTGTCTATTGGCTACGATGCCATCGACTTCGACTACGACAGCAAGACCGACACCCGCCATCTCCGGCGCATCAAACTGTGGGAGGTCTCCATCGTCACCTGGGCTATGAATGAACAGGCGAGGATTGATGAGGTCAAGTCTATGGTGGAGGGCATCAAGACCGAAGCCAAGAGCGGCAAAATCACTCGCGCAAGGCTGGATGCCTTGAAACCGTTCATCGCCGTGGTGCGGGAGCTGGCCGACATCCTCAGCCCGTTTTTGGAGTCGCCCCCGCCGGAGGAGCCGCCCGCACAGAACAATCCCCCGACGCAGAACAACGTCAAGCAGGTCAAAAAATCCGGGATAGTCTTCGAGATTGTCCCCTAACACAACAGGAGGTATCTGAAAATGAAATTGACCCAGGAACAGCTCGCCGAACTCATCGCTAAGGTGTTTGCGAGCATCAGTGAAAAGCGCAAGGCCGCCTGCAAGGAGGCCGACCCCGCCCCCGCTGCCGACGACGGCTTCAGCACCGACGAGATTCTCGCCGCTGTGTCCGAAATCATCGGCGACATCGGCGAGCCCGCCGACCCCGACGCCAAGGCTGACGACACCGCCACGGCGGAGGAGGGCGAGATTTCCCCCGAGCTCATCGCCCGTGTGATGGAGGCCATCGGCGCTCTCGGCGCGAAGGCCGCTGCGGAGCCCAGCCAGCAGAAAGCGGCGGAGCCCGCCGGTGGTTCTGAGAGCAAGGCTGCGGCACCCGCTGCTACCCCCGCTCCCGCCCCCACCCCTCAGCGCAAGTACGCCAGTCTGTTTCTCTCCGGCGCCGCCGCGTCCGCCCCCAGCGCCTCCGGGTTCAAGGCCCGCATCCAGTCCATGTCCGGCCCCGAGCGGACCAAGACCGTCTACGGGATGTTCGGTCGGGCGGTGAAGTGCCTCCACGCTGCTGGCGGCAACTTCGACAACGCCGCGTTCATCGCCGAGCGCAAGTTCATGGACGCTGAGATGGCCCGGGAGTTCAAGGCCCTGTCCGCCACCGTTCCCAGCGACGGCGGCTACCTCGTTCCCGAGGTCTACGCCAGCGAAATCATCGAGCTGCTGTACCCCGCCACCGTCATCTTCAGCCTGGGCGCCCGCCGGCTGGGTATGTCGAACGGCAACATGAACATCCCCAAGACCCGGAGCGGTTCTCGGGCCAAGTTCGTGGGTGAGAATCGGAAGATTCCCTCCAGCGCCCCTGGGTTCGGCAACCTGAAGCTGTCCGCCAAGAAGCTGTCCGCCATCATCCCCATGAGCAACGACCTTCTGCGGTCCACCAACTTTGACAACGATGTCATCGTGGGCCAGGACATCACCAAGCAGATGGCCCTGGGCGTTGACTACGGCGCTCTGATGGGCAAGGGCGGCGAGTTCCAGCCCGTCGGCATCACCGAGAACAAAGGCGTTCTGACCATCGACGCCACTAAGCTGGACACCGACTACGCCAGCTCCGCCGGTGTGCTGACTGCCATGTTCCCCGGCTACATGGTCGCCGCCGTGCTGAAGAACAACGTCCTGGCCGGCAGCCTGGGCTTCACCTTCAACACCAGCGTCGAGCAGTATTTCAAGAACCTGCGGGACAGCGTGGGCGGCTTCATCTTCGCCGAGGAGATGAACAAGCAGCACACTCTGGTCGGCTACCCCTACCGCACCACCAACCTGTTCGAGACCGTGGGCGGCAAGACCAAGATTATCTTCGGCGACTGGAACGACCTGGTTATCGGCGAGCAGGGCGCCCTGGAAATCGAGACCAGCCGCGAGGGTTCCTGGACCGACGAGGCGGGCAACCTCATCTCCGCGTTCGAGAACGACCAGACCATCATCCGGGCCATCAACAACGTGGACGCCGGCCTGCGTCACGACGAGAGTTTCGCCGTGGCGGATAAGGTCGCCGTTCCCATCTAATCGGGAGGTAAATGACCATGAAACGTGAGCTGCTTCAGAATGTCAAGGCTATCCCCTACACCAGCGGGGAGGCCATCGACCGCACTGGCTTTCTGTCCGCTGTGGTCGCCGTGTCCGCCCTGGCTGCGGGCAACGTGAAGCTGGCAGTCACTCACGCCGACGCCTCTGACGGGACCTTCGAGGCCGTCACCGACGAGCGGCTGGTGGTGGGCGGCCCCGCTGAGGTCAAGGACCTGAAGGTGGGCGACATCGCCAACTTCGACCTGGACCTCGTGGGCTGCAAGCCCTTCATCAAGATTACTCTGAGCGGTGATGCTGCGGCCACCGGCAGCGGCGACGCCGCCAAGACCGCCGCCTGCGCCGTCGTCCTGGGCGACCACCGTGTTCAGCCCGTGTAAGGAGGGCCGCGATATGCCGAGGATTTACCCGGCGGTGGGCCCTTCCCACACAAAGCGGGTCGGCCCCACCGAGGCCAAAGCCACTCCGCCGGAGAAGCCCCCGAAGGCCCCCGGCGAGGACAAGGACAAGGACAAGAAACAGGCAGGGGGCGGCGGGAAGTAACCCGCCGCCTTTTTAGGAGGTCTATATGCTTGCAGAAAACGCACTGACAACAGTGGAACGGATGAAGTTGATGCTTGGCCTTCCGGCGGAAACCGATGACCGCACCAACCTAATCGTCGAGATGCTGATAAATAAGGCTTCGTCCTGGGTCGAGCGTCAAATCGGCAGGCATTTGGGCAAACACGCATACCTGCATTGGTATCGTGCCGACGGCCAGCAAGAGCTCGTCACGGACGAATACCCGATTATCCGTGTGGAGTACGTCAAAGAAGGAGGACGGCTTGTTGACCCGAAACTCTACGACTACTCACAGACGGGCAACATCGGCGTTATTTACCGTGACGACGGCTGGCTGAAGGACGGCTACCGCAGCGGGTTGGCATACGACATCGTGGCCCTAAAGCGGAATATCGAGGTCAGCTATACAGCGGGCTATGTTCTGCCGAAGGATGCCACGGACGATGAACCGGCCACCCTCCCGGCTGACCTGGAAGGGTTGATTTGGGACATCGTTTCGCAGGCTTACACGAACCTGCAAAATGGGTCGCTGGGGCTGAACTCCTTCACGATTTCCGACGTGATTTGGGACTTCGATAAGTCCACCCACCCGGAATGGATTCAGCTCATCAATCTGTATAGGAGGTACTGAGATGGACGTTGACAGCATCCTATCGGATTTCGAGAGAATGAAAGCGGCCTGCCTCGAAATGGAAGGGCAGAAAATCCTCATCGGCATCGTCGGCGGTGCGGATTCCGAGGTCGCGAAGATTGCCCACTCACACGAATACGGCGTCCCCGGCAAGCTGCCGGAGCGTTCGTTCATCCGGGCCAGCTTCGACCAAGACCAGGAAAAGCTGGGCAAAATCATTGACGGAGCGATGGAGAAGCTGATTCAAGGCACCCTGTCCCCAAGCGGGGCGGCGGCGTCCATCGGCGCCCAATCTGCTCAACTGGTACAGAACTTCATCGACGAAAACCGGGTAAAGCCCCCGTCGGACTTCTCGAAAAAGACACAGCAAACCACGCTGTATGAGACGGGTACGCACATCCGGGACCGAATTGCCTACAAGGTGGTGAAGGGCTGATGTTCTGCAATACTCCTCGGCTGCCGAGGGCTCTCCTGCACATCCTGACGGTCTCCAATCGGACCTTCGTGCGGGACGGCCCCGGCGGTCAGTCCCGGCCCGTTGACGAGCCGGTGGCGTCCTTCTGGGGCGTTGTCCTGCCCCTGTCCAACAAGGACTGGCGGCAACTGCCGGAGGGCGTGTTCACCAAAGACGCCCAAAAGCTCTACACCGATGACCCGGTGGAAATCAAGCCCGGTCAGATTATCCGGGACACCTACGACGGGCAGCAGTACACCGTGAAGACCGAGCTGAATCACAACACCCTACACCCCATGGTGCGATACATCGTGGAAGGGGTGGTGAAGAAGAAATGACCTTCACACAGGCCCGAAACGCGATAGTGCAAGGGCTGGAGGCGCACATCGGCTACCCGGTAAATCTGACCGACCAAATCGCTGAACAGCCGGACTATCCGTACTGCTACTACAGCGTTTTGGCCCCGCGCATCACCAATCACGCATTTGGGCTGCGGGAGGTTCTGGAAACTGGCGATGACTCCTTTGCCATCCGCCGGACAGAGCCTGCCGCAGCAACCATGTCCTTCACGTTTTGCAGCCAGAACCGCGAGACGGAGGACGGCTACATCTTCGGCGAGGATGAGGCCCTGGAGCTTTCTGAGAAGGCCCACGGTTTCTTCCTGCTCAACGGGCACAACATCCACACGGAGTTCGGCGACATCGTTATCAACAGCGTCAGCTCTGTGGGGAGCCGGACAGGGTTCGTCGTGGAAGATGCCATCCGCCGGTACGGATTCGACATCCGCTTTTCCTATATGCGGACCGATGAAATGCCCACGGAGATTATCGAGAAAGCGAACCCCGTCGGAATTACTCACTAACAGAAGGAGGAAAAAGCCCTATGGCACAAAAGGACGTAATTGTCGTTGTGCAGCGCGACGCACTGCCCAAGGAGAAGGAAAACCTCGACATCCTTCTCGTGTCCACCACCGGGGCCCGGCCCGTTGAGGTGTATCGGGACATCGAGATGGTCAAGGCTGTGTTCGGCCCCGACGGGCCGTGTCCCAACTCCAAGGTCGTCCGCAAGGCGACTACCCTGCTCAACCAGGGAAAAACCACACTGGCCGACACTCTGGTCAGCAAGTTCAAGATTGTAGGCTTCGAGCCGCCCAGCGCCTCTGCCGCGCTCCCGGCTAAATTCAGTATCGACTTCACGTCTGTGGTATTTGCTGATGACGCAGCTATCCCCTCTGGCAAAACTTTGTACGTGAAAATCGGCGGAGACGATAAAGCAGTTGTCGAAATTTCCACGACAACGGAAGTTGCAAGTCCTGCGGGGCTGGCTGGGCTATTTGCTGACACCACTTTCACCAAAGGAGGCAAGACCTATTCTGCCGCCGTGGACGGGAGCGCAGTCACTTATACCGCAACAGTTCCTGGCTCTGCCGACTCTATTCCGGCGCGCATCAATATTTATGCGGACGAAGCTATGACTCAGGAGTTGCTTTTTAAGCCGGATGATGCGGTCGTTGTTAAATTTGTCAACGGCAGAGACGCCCTGAGCGCGCCGGATGCCCTCATCCAGACCATCGAGCAGTTCCGGGCCGACGTGGACAACGACTGGTATCTTCTGCTGACGGACCGGGACGAGGACGAGTACGTCTCCGCCTTGGCGAAGTTCGCCGAGGCCAGCGAGCCCACCGAGGCCGAGCTGGGTGTCGGCATTGAGGACCACCGCAAGTTTTATGTGGGCCAGACCGCCAACAAGAAGTTCGCCTGCAAGACCGCCCGTGCCGCCGTCATCTACACCGACCCCGAGTTCATCAGCGAGGAGCCGGATGCTTCCTACGTTGGCAACGTGGCCCCGTTCTATCCCAACAGCGTCACCTGGAAGTTCAAGCGGCCCCAAGACGGCAACGCGCCCACCAGTGCCGGCGTCAAGCTCATCTCTCTGCCCAAGCTGACCGAGAGCGAGCGGAGCGAGCTGCTGGAGAACTACGTCAACTTCTTGACGGAGGAGTACAAGCGGCAGTATGTCAAGAACGGCACCTGCCTCAATGGTGAGTTCATCGACACCGTTCTCGGTGGCGACTGGATTGCCAAGCGGATGCGGAACCTGCTGTATGACATCCTGCTGGAGAACGCCACCATCGCCTACGACGACGCCGGGTTTGGCCTCGTGGCTACGGCGGTCCTCCAGACGCTGGCGGAGGCCGTTGACCTGGGCATCATCGCCAGGGACCCCGAGAGCCGGACGGGTGTGTTCACCGTGGTTATCCCGAAGTACGTCGAGAGCACCGAGGAGCAGCGGCGGAACCGGGTCATGCCTGACATCACCTGGGAGGCCCTGCTTGCCGGCGCCATCCATCAGGTGAAATCCAAGGGTGCGCTCCGCGCATCGCTCTAAGGGAGGGTTAATCAATGTCTTTACTGAGCACCTATGACCCCCTGAAGGTAAACGTCACCTTCAACAACCGGCAGCTCCGTATGTTCGGCGACAGCCTGTTCACCCTGGCCCGTGACGAGGCCAACGTGACGCTGAAGAAGGGATGCAAGGGCGACAGCACCTACATCATCAATGCGAACAAGGCTGGCAAGCTGACCGTCACTCTCCAGCAGGAGTCCCCGGACATCCCCTATCTGGAGCAGTGCGCCGAGAAGTACGTGAAGGCGAACCTCGCCATCACCGATGCCAACGACAGCGGAATCGTGTTCTTTGCCCAGGACTGCATGGTCGAGAAGCTGCCCGACCGTGCGCGGGGTAAGGACGCCGCCGACGTGCCGTTCGTGTTCCTCATCCCGGAAATCAACAGGTACTAAGCCCGTTGGGGCTGAAACATTGAGTGAAACATCTTCCTCTATTTCAAGTATTAGGCACGAAAAGAAAGTTTAGAGAAAATAATTCAACCCAATGTTTCAGCCTCCAATGTTTCAATGTTTCGGGCATTGTTTCGCCGTTGTTTCGGCTCAAACCCTTGCAACCACGGGCTTTCTTCCCTATTTGAAACATTGAAACATTCATTCTCATTAGAAGCAAATACAGAGAGAATAGGCCGTTAAGGAATAAGAGGGTATCTCTCTAATATCTCTAATCCCTCTATTTCGTGCAATTATACACGCGCGTATGCGCGAGAAGGAGTGTATGAACTATGGCGAGGACAAAAGTTGTTACGGTGAACGGCACCGACTACACGCTTCAGAGCGTGACCTTTTCCTGGTACACCAATCTGACTGACCTTTATATCAACCCGGCCAACGGGCGGAAGAGCACGGCGAAGTACGTCGATGCTCTGCTCAAAGGCTGCGTGACCGCCCCGGCGGAGGTTGCCAAGCGCGGCCTCGAATACTTCGAGGAGCAGGACGACATCACCACGCCCAACGAGCTGTCGAAGGCCATCGAGACCTTTCTTGGCGAAAGAAGCAAGCCGAGCGGAGGCGCTAAGACGAGCGCGACGTAACGAACGTTTCTGGCGGATGGTATTCGCCCAGGGCGGCGTGAACTTCGCCGAACTCAGCACCATGGACCTCTACGCCTTCATGGAGGCGGAACAGGCCCGTCTGCTCTGGCAGGACGAGTGGAATAAAAAATAAGCCGGAGAGGAGGGACGATTTGTGGATGAAGCCCGCAGCTTGACCTACAGTATCAACGTCAAAGCTGTTGTTTCAAAGGCTGAGGAAGATATACGAAATTTCGTTGGCAGTCTTGGTAAGCTGCGGGAAGAAGCTGCTGGTGGTATTGACATCAGGCTGAATATTGAACAGGCTTCGGGCAGTATTCGGGACCTGACTTCGGAAATTGGCAATCTTCAATCTGAGGGCGCCGATGTTGAGGTCGGGGCCGATACGACCGACGCCGAGGACAGTATTCGGGACCTGACCGAAAGCCTGGGAAACCTCGGCGATACGGATGTCGAGGTTGACGCCGACACGTCGGAGGCGAGGGAGGATATTCAGGACCTCGCCGACGACCTCGGCAGCCTCGGTGAGAACGCCGGGGACATCGACATTGATGTTGATACGACAGACGCACAGCAGAATATCCGGGACCTCACGGAAGACATCGGGGACCTGGAGACCGATGCGGACGGTATCGGGTCTGCTTTTCGCAAATCGTTCCTCGCCGGCATTGACGGCGGAGATAGTTTCGCCGCATCCCTGCGGTCTGGCGTTGTGGGTGCGCTCACGGCGGCTGGCGAACGCGCCGGCGGCCTCGGGTCTGCCTTCAGCAGTTCGTTCCGCACAGGGATTGATAGCGGAAACAGCCTTGCTTCGTCTTTGAAGTCTGGCTTGGGCGGCGCCCTCGACTATGCGAAGGATAAGGCCGTTGACCTGAAAGATAACATCGTCGAAGGCGCGAAGAACATCGGGCATGGGTTCGCCCACCCAATCGAGACCATCAAAAGCGGCCTCGGAAATGCCCTTCAGAGCGCAAAAAACAAGTTCATTGATTTGGCCCGTGGCGCGGACACCGCTGCTGATGGAGCCGAGGATATGGGCGACGCCGCCAACAACGCGGCGGATGATGTGGCAGACCTTGGAAACGCCACCGAAAAATCTGGCAACGCCGCTGAGAAATCTGGCGGCAAGTTTGAAAAACTCGGCGGCATCCTAAAGGGCCTCGGCGCGGCAGTCGCGGCGGCATCGGTCGCCGTTGGCGCCTTCGCCGGGGCTTCCGTGGGCGTCGGAATGAACTTCGACAGCTCCATGTCCCAGGTCGCCGCCACAATGGGCTACTCGGTCGAGGAGTTGAACACGGTAGGCTCCGAGGCCAATAAGACCTTCACAGAGCTGCGCGGCTTTGCGATGGAGATGGGCGCGACGACCGCGTTCTCCGCATCGGAGGCCGCTGACGCTCTGAACTACATGGCATTGGCAGGCTACGACTCTGAGAAGTCGATGGCGATGCTGCCGAACGTGCTGAATTTGGCGGCTGCCGGCGGAATTGAGCTTGCCGCTGCCTCGGACATGGTTACGGACGCGCAATCGGCCCTGGGCCTGACCATGGACGAAACCACTGAGCTGGTCGATAAGATGGCGGCGGCGTCCAGCAAATCCAACACCAGTGTGGAGCAGTTGGGCAACGCTATCCTGGCTATCGGCGGTACAGCGAAAAACCTCGCCGGGGGCACGACCGAGCTGAATACGGCTCTGGGCATCCTGGCGGATAACGGTATCAAGGGCGCTGAGGGTGGTACGCACTTGCGGAACATCATCCTGTCCCTTGGTTCTCCCACCGATACCGCCGCAAAATCTCTTTCCAAGCTGGGTGTCGAGGTATTCGATGCCGAAGGGAAGATGCGCCCGCTCAATGAGACCTTCGGGGATTTGAACGACGCGCTCTCTACGATGTCGCAGAGTGACAGGCTTGCCGCCATCGGCGACATCTTCAACACGACGGACATCGCCTCGGTCAACGCCTTGCTGGGCACCAGTGCCGAGCGGTGGGATGAGCTGGGAACTGCCATCGGCGATGCGTCTGGCGCTGCCGGTGATATGGCAAAGACCCAGCTCGACAACTTGGCCGGTGACATCACCATGTTCAAGAGCGCCCTCGAAGGCGCTCAAATTGTTATCTCCGACCAGCTCACCCCCGACCTGCGGAAGTTTACGCAGTTCGGTACGGAGGCCATCTCTACGCTGTCTGCGGCCTTCCAGGAGGGCGGTCTGAGCGGCGCTATGGGGGCGCTGGGCGGCATCCTGAGCGATGCCGTCGGCATGGTGGTAGATATGCTCCCCAGCATGGTGGACGCCGGTGTGCAGCTCCTGGGGGCGCTTGGCGAGGGCCTGTTAAGCAACGTCCCGGTCCTCATCGAAGCGGCGACCCAAATCGTCGTCACGCTGGCCGAGGGCCTAACCTCGTCGATGTCCGGGCTGGATTCCTCCGGGAACGAAACCCTGACCCGGATAACGGATTCTCTGATTGAGAACCTGCCGGTGCTGATTGGGGCGGCGGGCCAAATCATCCTCACGCTGGCGAGTGGCATCGGCTCGTCCCTGCCGGAGCTGATTCCATCGGTAGTCGAAACGCTCCTGGTGGTGGTCAGCACTATTATCGAAAATCTGCCCCTGGTCTTAGACGCCGGGATGCAGATACTCGGCGGGCTGACGCAGGGTATCATCGAGGCCATCCCGATTTTGGTCGAGCAGCTACCCGAAATCATCCTGCAAATTGTCGGCTTCCTGTCCGAGAACCTGCCGACCATCCTGGAGCAAGGCTCTCAGATGCTTCTGTCCCTGGGCACGGGCATCATCGACGCCATTCCCCAGCTCGTAGCCCAGCTACCGGCTATCATCTCCTCCATCGTCGGCTTTATCACGGAGAACCTGCCGCTGATTGTGGAGACCGGCGTGAACCTCATCGTCCAGCTCGGCGTGGGGCTCATCCAGGCTATCCCCTCGCTGGTAGCGCAGTTGCCGCAGATAATCGCGGCTATAGTCGGCGGATTCGCCGAGCTCCCCGGCATGATGCTGGACATCGGCAAAAACGTCGTGAAGGGCGTCTGGGACGGCATTTCAGCTATGGGCTCCTGGATAAAAGAGAAGGTCACAGGATTCTTCGGCGGCATCGTAGATGGCGTCAAGGGGTTGCTGGGCATCCACAGCCCGTCCACGGTGTTTGAGCAGCAGGTCGGCACGAATATGGCCCTCGGTGTCGGGAAGGGCTTTGTCGGTGCGATGGGTACGGTCACGAAGGACATCGAAGCCTCCATCCCCACGAACATCGACTTGCCCGAAATCAATGGGCCTGACCCCAAATCCCTCGCCAACAATGTGGATGATGAGCTGTATCATGTCAGCCCCATTGTTGATGACGTGAACACCCCAGCAGTGCCGGATGTCACCTACGGCGTCAAGCCGCTGGTAGACAGCTTCAACCCGCCGAAGGTGGTCGATGTCGAAGGCCCCCGGAACCTTAACGCGCCTGATGACTACGACCCCTCGACGGATGAGCCGCACAATCCCCCGCCGCCCGAAGGGTTCCCGCCCCCGGCGCCGGCCCCTGACGGCGGAGGCGGGTTCGCCCTCCCGCCCGTGAACATCTACATCACGGTGGAAGGCAGCGCGGACGAGGCCGTGGTGGAAGACCTGAAGACGAAGCTCCACGACACTGTGAAGGAGCTGTTCGAGGAGTTCCGCAACGAGGAAAACGAGGAAATGGCTCTGAAAGAGCAGTACGCATTTTAACGAGGAGGTGCTGACATGGCTTACACGCTCATAGGGCGGCGGAGCGGCACGGTTCGTTTCGTTCCGTTCCAGAACGGTCTCGTTGAGAAAGAGAGCGAAAGCTATAGCAGCTCCGTGACATCGAACCCGATTGAGAACGGCTCCAGCATCAACGACCATGTGAACAACGAGGCTGGGACGTTCTCGATTTCGGGGACGATTATCGGCGGGGAGGGCGCTATCAATGCGCTGAAGGCGATGCGGGATTCCCGAGACATCCTGACCTATATCGGGGTGAGCCGGGTCACAAATCTCGTTTTTACCTCGCTGAAGTTCGACCGTTCGTATAAGAACAGAAACGGCGCCGCGTTCTCGGCGACGTTTAAGCGGATTCAGACGACCTCGCCCGAGTATGTCCCGATGGGCGAGTCGCTGCCCATGACGAGCCAGGATATGGGCCGGAGCGATGACCCGCAGTTGGCGAAAACCGTAAATGCGGGCATGAACACGGTCTACCTGCAATCGGTCAGCGCGGAGAGCATGGAGCGGTACGAGGCTGCCTACACGCAGCCCAGCAGCTCCGCCCCGCTCACGCGGATAACCGGGAGCTACAATGGCCTGTCATCGTAACAGGAGGTGAGAGAGTATGGCGCTGCAACTGATTGACCTTAACGCAGATGTCAGCTATATCGAGGTGGATGTGTCGCGGGTGCCGTACTCCTTCACCCTGAAGCTGTCCGACAAGACCTTCGTTTTCACCGTCAAGTACAACGTCACCGGTAAGTTCTTCACGGTGGATTTGCTCGATGTGAACGGGAACGTCCTGGCCTTCGGCGAGGTCGTGCGCTATGGCAGACCGCTGTTCAATGTGGTAGAGGACGAGCGATTCCCCATCCCTGTGATTATCCCGTCCTGCATCTCCAATGATGGCATCTCGGAGGTGACGTGGGAGAACTTCGGGCGGGAGGTCAAGCTGTACCTCCATGACAGAAAGGTGGCCTCGGAATGAGCTTTTGGATTCGGGATGCCACATTGGTTCTCGGCAGCAACAAGTATACTCTGGACGGGCTGAACTTCTCTTTCGAGGTTCCGTTCGAGGACAGCGGCATCGGGGCAATCCAGGGGGCGATGGAAAAAGCCCTTTCGGAAGGGCAGACGCATGGAGGAATCGCACAGACATCATTCGATGCTGACGATAACGAGATTCCAGGGTACGTTACTACCGTCCCCCTGGCAAGCGATCTGACGGAGGACCAGAGGAAATCGCGCAAGCTGCCTAACTGTAGATGGCGGGCGCGGCTTGCAGGCGCCATCCATCTGGTGGAAATTGGCGGCACGTTGAGATTCTAAGAGAGGAGGATGAAAAGCTATGAGAGTAACAACCTACAATCCCAAAGAAGTGACCTGCGCCCTGGGGAATCACATTATGTCCGGATTCGCGGATGACAGTTTCATTACCGTGGAGCCTGCCGGTGATGGAACCAGCTATGTGAGCGGCGCGGACGGCGAGATTGCCAGGAGCATTGACCCGTCCAAAATCTACACTGTAAAAATCGCTCTGCTGCAGGCGTCCAGAAGCAATTCCTTCCTGGAGAAGAAATACCGGCAGGACCAGAAGAACGGCCAGGGAACATTCTCTGTGAATATCGCAGACATCCTGGGGGCGGAGAAGTTCGTGGGAGCTATCGCCTGGGTGACAAAACCGGCATCGTGGGTTCGCGGAAAGACGCAGCAGAACCGGGAATGGGAGATTGTGGTGGCAGAGGGAGAATTCAAATAAGAGTATAGGAGGATAAACACATGGCACTCAAACAGATGGAGCCGACAAAGGAGACGGTCGGCGGTTACAATTTTTATATCAAACCTTTTGCTGCTTTTAAGGCAGCGAACCTTACCGGGGAGCTGGCATCCGTGCTGGCTCCCCTTTTGGGAGCATTAGCACCCCTGGTATCAGATCAGAAAGAAGGGAGCCTCATGGACGTTGATGCGGCGCAGGCGGCGGAGGCGCTGTCCAACTGCACCAATATCTCCGGTGACAAGATGGAAAAGCTCATGCAGAAATTACTCCTGGGAGGGCATATCGTTGTGGAGCTGCCGGACGAGGAGGGTGAGTTTAAGCCGGAGCGTCTGGACATGGACATTGCAAATGAGATTTTCTGCGGGGAAGTCCAGGATATGTTCATCCTTTGTTTCCATGTAATCAAACTGAATTTCAACGGTTTTTTCAAGAAAATCGCCGGCCTATCTGGGAAAGCAGGATCGGCGATTCCGAAGAAGCCGCGCAAGGTTATCTGAAATATGGCAAGTTTGATTATGGACAATTTAGCGAGTTGGAATTACGCTGCTACATCCTGATAAAGGCAGGCATCGCGTCCATGCAGGAGTTGAAGGAATACTATACCCTGGACGAGGCACTGAAGCTGTACGCGCTCTACCTCATGGAGCGTGATGTGGAAAAAGGGCGGGCTGACGAGCTGGAAAGGAGGAGTAGACAGACTTGACCATAAGGGACATAGCTGTGGCATTTGGGTTTGAGGTAGATTCGCAGAGCGAGAAAAAGGCGGAAGGCTCCATCAAGGGCTTGAAGAATCTCGCTACAAAGCTACTAGGCAGCATTGCAGTTGTGTTCTCTGTTACAAAAATTTCTGGATTTCTGAAAGACTGTTCAGAGGTGGCGTCCAATGTCCAAGAGATGCAGAACAAATTCGATGTAGTGTTTCAAGGCATGACAGAGGAGGTCGAGGAGTGGGCTGATTCGTTTGCAAAGTCCATAGGCAGAAATAAGAATGACATCAAAGGGTATCTGGCCGACAACCAGAACATGTTTGTCGGCATGGGGATGACGAGGGACCAGGCGGCCGGTCTGTCACAAGACCTTGTGGCCGCAGCCCTCGATCTGGCATCCTTCAATAACTTGCAGGAAGACCAGGCCATAAATGCCATGTCAAAGGCAATCATGGGAGAATCCGAATCTGCAAAGACCCTGGGGGCGGTTTTGAATGACAATACCAGGGCAATGGCGATGCAGCAGATGGGGCTGTCTGGCACATTCCAGGCGTTGGACGAAGCTACGAAGATGCAGGTAAACTACACGGCCATTATGATGCAGTCACAAGATGCAATCGGAGACTGCGCGAGGAGCCTTGACTCATACAAAGGGAGGCAGATTCAGCTGAATTCCGCCATTGCCGAGCTGAAAGAGTTCATCGGCGGACAGTTGCTGCCTGTATTCGCTATCTTTATTGGGTGGCTCACTACCGGCGTTAGGTGGCTCACGGAGTTCACCAGGAAACTACTTACGACAGCAGATGGGCAGAACCGTGTGCTGATGCTGTTTGACCGGCTCCATGCGCTTGTGAAAAGGCTCCAGCCTGCAATAGATCGGATGACACAGACGCTATCCAGGGGGGTGTCTCGTGGCATTGACCTGGTGAAGAACATCGTGGATAAGTTCGGCGGCATCGAGAACGTCTTGAAGGTCGCGGCGATTGCCGCAGGCGCATTCATGGCTGTACTTGCGGTTTCAAAGGTAATGAGCTTTATAAAAGCCGCTGGTGGGCTTGCAGGCATCATCAGCAAGGTAGCAAAGGCTTTCAGCCTGGCAAACCTAAAGGTGATGGCGATTATAGCAGTGATTGTGATACTGGCACTGATTATTGAGGATTTTATCAATTTCATGCAGGGGAACGATTCGGTTATCGGGACGCTGTTTGACAAGGCCGGTATCGGCGCGGACAACGCCAGGGAGAAAATCCTGGCGGCATGGACAAAGGTTAAAGAGTTCCTTCTGGGAATATGGGATTTCATCAAGCAGGCGGCAATGATGTGGGTGGACACCGTGAAGGGCTTTTTCGAGCGGCACAGTGAAAGCATCCGGAAGAATTTTGAGAGGGCCTGGGGCATTATCAAGACTTTCCTGCAAGGGGTGTGGACGTTCATCTCACAGCTGGCCGCTACTCTGTTCGGTTCTACAGAGGATAATATAGACGGAAGTACACAAAGCACGAAGGATAAATTGCTGGAGGTATGGGGAGCAATCCTAGAGGCGTTATCAGCTGTCTGGGATGCGCTGTACGAAGCCGGGAGCGCCATATTCAACGCCATCGCAACGGTGATTGAGACAGTGTTCGGGTGGATACAGACATTCTGGGATAACTGGGGTTCGGAGATTCTCTCATGGTTCAAGGTGCTGTGGGATTCCATTGGCGGGATTCTGGATGGTTTCCTGGAAATCATCAAAGGAGTGGCAAATTTCATTTCATCGGTATTCACCGGCGATTGGCAGGGGGCGTGGGACGCCATCAAGCAGATATTCACCGGGATATGGGACGCCATCGTCAGTTTCATCACGGCGGTATGGGAGACAATCAAAATGCTGTTCGATATGGCGCTTGGGGCAATTAAGGCGGTATGGGAAACCGTCTGGGGCGCTATCAGCGGTTTCTTCCAGGGCATTTGGAATGGGATTGTATCATTCTTCCAGGGTATCTGGGACTGGATCGTCAACATGGCACAGCAGAACCTCAGCGCGATACAGAGTGTTTGGGAGACTGTATGGGGAGCCATAAGCGGCTTCTTTCAAGGAATCTGGAATGGCATAAGCTCATTCCTAAGCGGAATTTGGGCCGCAATTACCGGCACAATCTCTAACGCGATAAATAATGCCTATTCGGTCATTCAATCGGTGCTGGGGGCTATACGGGACTTTTTCAGTAACATTTTCAACACCATATCATCCACGGTTACCGGGATATTCTCAAATATCCTGTCCGCCATCTCAAACACGATAGGGAACATCAAGGACACCATCGTGAACGGCATAAATTCGGCGGTAGATTTCATCAAGGGACTGCCATCCCAGGCTATACAGTGGGGCAAAGATTTCATAGGAGGATTGAAGGACGGGATTCTTTCCGGAGTTCAGGGCATCGTAGACGCGGTGAAGGGAATCGGAGAAAAGATAAAATCCTTCCTGCACTTCTCTGTTCCGGATGAAGGGCCTTTGACCGAATATGAGAGCTGGATGCCAGACTTTATGAGCGGCCTGGCGGAGGGCATCTCCAGCAATGAGGAGGTGGTACTCGATAAGGTGAGAAGCCTTGCGGAAGGGATTTCCACTCTGACGCGGGCGGCAACGGCGGACGCAGCGACAGCGACCGCATCAACTGTAAACAACAATTCATCCTCCAGTGTGACACAGAATGTGAACATAGCGAACAGCTACACCGGAGGAACGCCAGAAGTGCAGAAAAACGTCTCTAAGGCGATGAATAAATCTGCCAGTGACGCGACCGCATACATGGCAAGAGGATTAGCATACGCAAGGGGGTAGGCAGACATGGCAAGAAGCAATCTAAAGCCGGTATCGGTGGCAGGCATTGAGTTTGATGCTCTGATAGATGAACAGAAAACCTTGTCTGCCACTATCCCGGTCTATCCGGTGGAGGAGGGGTTCCCGGTATCAGATACAATCATCCTGGAGCCTATCAGCATCAGCATGACGCTGTATGTCACCAACACGCCGGTAACATGGCTGTACAGACATGGCACTTCCAACAGCAGGGTAAACAATATCTGCAACCGGATAGAGAACCTGTGGCTTTCAAAGCAGCTGGTGAAAATTGTAACTACAGATACGGTATATAAGAACATGGGGATCACCAGCATATCCATCAAGCACTCAAAGGAGATAGGGTATGCCAGGGAAATCTCCATCACGGCGCAGAAAGTAATGGTGACGAGCCGAAAGACCGCCAGCATCCCCAGCTATATTCTTAAAGCTGGGGAAACGATGGCAAACGCCGGTACCGCATCAACATCCACGACATCAAGCAGCGCAGGGACGGCCAGCGGAAGTACCGGCGGCTCCTCTGGCTCCTCCAGCAGCTCTGGGGGCGGTTCCGGGGGTTCTGGCAGCTCTGGCGGTTCCGGAGGCTCCAGTGCAAAGAAAAACCAGTCAATCCTTTATGGAGTGGCAAGTGGGTTAGGATTCATCTAAGGAGGCAGGAAATGTTGTATATCAAGGTTCCGGACATGAATGATAGCGTATCAAATCTGTCCATAGACGGCACTGAATATATACTCCGGTTCACCTATAACGAGAAGTATGATTATTGGAGCTTCGGCCTTTATGACGAGGACGAAAACCCGATCATCGCCATGACGCGGATTGTGCCTAACTTCCCTATCTTCTTTTTCTACTCCGACCGCGCCATCCCGGACGGGATTTTCGGGTGCGTGTCCACGAAGGAGAAGGTAGGGAGGCAGGCGTTCAATGAAAGGACGGCGGAGTTCATCTACATACCAAACGTGGAATTGGAGGACGAATAATGGCAAATGAGAACTTTATGCGCCGCTATATCATGCGGTGCGGAAAGATGGGAGGGAGAGGTTTTGAAATAGGCAATATCCACAGTGCCAGGGAGGATGCCCTGCATGTTTCTTTCAGTGTGGAGAAGTCAAACGCCGAATCGCCAAATACGGCGAAAGTCCAGGTATGGAACCTCTCCGACAAGAATCTAAAAATCCTGGACACGAAAGACTGCGCCCTGGAGCTGAAAGCAGGGTATGAGGATTCAATGGCGCTTATCCTGGTGGGGAACATCACAAGCGTTACCACAATCCCGGACAATGCGGACCGGCTGACGGAAATAGAGGTCATGGACGGCAGGGTGGAATTGAGGGATACGAATATAACCGTTTCCCTCAATGGTTCCGTAAACTGCCAGGATGTCTATAAGTACATCGCAGGGCAGATGGGATGTTCCATCGTATTTGCAAAGGATTTATCCTATAAGACGCTGCCCAACGGATTCAGCTATGTAGGAAAAGCGAAGAACGCCCTGCAAAAGATAGCTGGATGCTGCGGCCACAGATGGACAATCCAGAACCAGGTTATACAGATTACATGGCCCGGCCGCGCAGTAAATACCAGGGGCTATCTTCTGGACAGCAGTTCCGGCCTTATCGGCCGGCCGAAGCGGATCACGATTTCCTCCGGCGGAGACAACAACGAATCACAGACCGGGTGGGAAGTGCAGTACCTACTCAATGGGGCAATCGGAGTGAATGACATCGTGAAGCTCCAGAGTGACGAGATAAGCGGATTCTTCCTGGTACACAAAGTAACCATAGACGGTGACAACATGGAAGGTGACTGGCTCTGCACAGCCCAGCTGTTAGTAATCAGGGCGCAGCCGAAACTTGACAAGAAAGCAGTCACTTCCGGCGGAGACTCCGGTTCTGGCTCCGGAGGCGATTCTTCCGGAGCGCTTAAAAAAGGTGATAAGGTTAAAGTGATACGGACTATTCAGCAGGGGAATAAGACCAAAGGATATCAATATTCCGGAGGGACATTCGTCTGCTATTATTCTGTTTACGATGTCATCCAGGTAAAAGGCGATAGGGTAGTTATCGGAATCGGAAGTACGGTCACGGCGGCGGTGAAAGCTGCTGACCTTGCCAAAGCATAGGAGGTGTTTATATATGTTACAAGAGTTTTCCCAGCAAGTGGAGGATACGGCCAGGGCGGCAGTAAACCAGATACACACCGCGCTCCCTGGAGAAATCGTGTCGTTCAATCCTGGGGCAGGGACAGCGGTAGTAAAGCCGTCCGGGAAGTTTGTCACATCGGACGGAGTGGAGCTGGCATATCCACCCATCACGGACGCGCCTGTGGCTTTCCCATTCTGCCAGTCGGCAGGGATAGGGATAGCTTTTCCGGTCAAGCCGAAGGATGACTGCCTAATCATCATCTCCGAAGTGGAACTGGATGCCTGGAGGAGCGGCGCAGAATCGGAAAGCTCCCTGCGGTTTGACCTCACAAGTGCGATGGTGATACCGGGCCTTCTGAACGGAGGCGGTGCCATCGTGGAAAAAGCCTGCAGCAAAGATGCGGTAGTCATCCAGGCCGGGGAAACGGAGCTGATGGTGTATGATGCAGGCGTTGAGATTGCATCCGGGGAAACAGAATTGAAAATCACCGGGAAGGGCATCAAGGCAAAAGGAGACATGGAGGTTGATGGGAAGATAACCTGCAAGCAGGTCATTGAGACAGGATAAGGAGATGCTGTATGGATATATTACTTGACCGGTCCGGGGATTTATTCGTTGGCGGAAATGGCGATATAACGCTCTCTGATTCTGTAGCACAGAAAATCAAGATTCGGCTGAAATGGTTCGAGGCTGAATGGAGGTGGAACCGTGACGAAGGGCTTCCCTACACGGAGAGCCTGCTGGTAAAGAACCCGGACACCGATTATTTTGAGGGAGTCGTCCGTGAGAAGATTTTTGAGGTTGACGAGGTAACGGATGTGGGGGAGGTGTCTGTCACATTCGATGCAGCCACCAGAAAAGCGAAAATACGGTTTGTAGCCAGTACGGACTATGAGACCATAAAGGAGGAGGTGGATATAAATTGCCAGATTACGGAATAACAGACAAAGGATTTGTGCTGAAAAGGCTGGATACCATCCTGGAAGAAATCCATACGGATTTGACGGACGGATGGAAGGTAGATACAAGGCTTGCAGGCACTTCTTTCCTCAATACGCTCATAACGACTTTTGGGAACCAGATAGCGAACCTATGGGAGACAGCGCAGGACAGCTATTATGCGAAGTACCCGGCAACGGCTACGGAGCTGAACCTGGATCATGCTGTACAGTATGGCGGCATCAAGAGGGCCGGAGACAAGAGAACCAGCTACATCCTCCACTGTACCGGTGATGATGGGACGTATGTTCGTGAAAATGCTGTTGTGGCAACTAACACAACTCCGGAAATCCGGCTTTTTTCAGCGGAGGAATTTCAGATTGCCAGGGAGCGGTTCAATAAGGTTTCTGTCATTGTGGCATCCGAAGATACCGGAGTGTATACCGTTTCCATCAACGGCAATCAGTACAGCTATTCCAATCCGCAAGGCGGAAAATCTTCAGCAATCCTGGCCGGACTTGCAGCCGCCATAAAGGATGAAGGTTACGAGGTTAAAGTGGAGGACGATGTTCTTATCATCAATGATAAGACAAAGACCAGGGAGAATGTGCTGACACTCACGGATAATCTCACTACTTCCAGCGTGACATCCCTGGCAAATTTCCTCACAAATGACTATGGGAAAATCACCCTGCCTTATAACATCGTTACCAGGATGGTAAACAACATCACCGGCTTTACGGCGGTGACAAACCTTCTGGAGCCTACCTATGGGCGAAAGAGGGAGACGGATATTGAATTGCGGCAGTCCTACATAGCGAAGTCGGCTCTCCGGTCAAACACCATGATAGAGAGCATCATCGCGGAGCTTCTGAACAATGTGGAGGATGTGGAATCCGCATCCGGGTACGAGAACGACATGGACGTGACAGACGAGAGGGGCCTGCCGCCGCATAGCATAGAAATCATCGTAGAGGGCGGTGATA